CGCCCGCGCCGCGGTTGCCGATGTAGTGCTGGTAGTCCTCATCGGAGATGGAGATGTAGCCGTCGTTAATGTATTTCTGCCGCTCCTCGTCGCTGGCGTAGTGGACGTTTTTGACGATGGTTGTCTCGCGGCGCCCTGTGGCGGCAAATTTTGCAAGATATTCAATTTCCATTTGAATGCATCCTTTCTTTGAATATTTTAGATACCCAAAGCGATGTAATCCACCGGGTAGTATTCCACAGCGGCATAGAGTATCTTAAATTCTCGCGCATTTACCTTTCTAGTCAAAAGAGTATTCCCTTCCAATGCCCCTGGTTTTGATTCATTGCCATTCCTTGATGTGTTTAGAATGAACGGAGTCTGTGAAAAAGCAATCGGATAAGAAACCGTTCGCAATCCGTCAGCGCCATATGGAATAGTCCCCCACTGCACAATCAGCCCATTTGCAAACTTAACCCAGCCATTCTGCTGCAAGTTTCCCGCGACAATACCGGTAGTTGCAGACCTAATCTGCGAAAGGATCCATTGCAAAGATTGCCCACCGAGGTTATTGGCATTCGATGCAGTATCCGCATTGCCATGAAAGGCTTGTGCCCACACTTGCCCTGGGAATGTTGAATTTCCATTTCCATCAAGTAGCGTCAGTGTGCGGATAAGATTCTGAAACGCCCCTGTATATTGCCGCACGACAATCGGTTCATTTCCATCATCAGCGGTGGCAAACTCAGCATACCCTCCGTTATTATCACCTCCAACTCCAATACGGAAAAGGTCATTCAAAGCCATACACGCTTTCACAAGCTCTTTGAAGCCATTTCGCGACGACATATCCTCAATTTTTGATGTTTTCGTTTCGATGGTAGCATTCCCTGAACCATCAAAAGATGTTTCGCCGCTCGTGTCGCCGATAAGTCGTATAATCTTCGAACTGTTCAATTTCGTAGCCGTTGCCGCATTTCCTGTACAAGAATCTGCAATTACGTTCGTGACGTTAAATACGACGTCTCTCGTTCCATCAAAACCTATACCTGCCGCTGTGATCTTTCCACCAATCGCCAGAGTCCGAGCAGCAGATAATTTTCCAGCTACATTCGCAGATTCAACGGTACCGGATAAGTCGATCGTAATACGGTCATTCGCTACATCCGGCACCAGCGATATATTTTTCCCTGCGGTAATCGTCAGCGTATCCATTTTATTATCTGCTTGAAGCATGCTACCGCCAACATTCACATTCGAAAAAGCATTTTGATTGACTTCTGCTCCCATATGAATGGTATCAAGTTTCGCCTTGTCCGTATTACTCATCAATCCATTACTGCTCGGAGTCACCGTCGAATGCGTATGCCCTGTGGAAGAAAATGACGCAGCGGACTTACCTTCGAGGAATTCTGCATTGAGATTTCGGTTCATATTACCGTTATTGACAGCAATATTTCCTACAGCATTTCCCGGGCACAATCCTTTGAGCAATCCTGCGTTGACAAGTTCATCGTGAATAATCGCTCGAAGTTGTTCGCGCATCTCCGGTGGAAAATCCGCCAGATACCCTTGATCTTCTGGTTTATTTGCATCAAAAGCCATGTTTCTGCCTCCTTAATATCCCTTGATCCGAATATCCACTTTGCCTCCAACATCATGATTATTTCGATCTTTGACTTTGAGCACACAGTTATCTTTGGTTTTGCTGATCAATTCCGCATGAAGCCCTTCGCCAACTGCAGCCGGGATAACGACAGGAATTGTATAGTAGACATGACCGTAGGAAACATTGCTTCCTCCAGCATCGATTTCCGCACTCATGGAAATATCTGTATCCGGCACATCAATCTGAACGGTAAAGCGATTGATTTCCGGTGAGTGCATACCATCTCCATTCATCAAAATGCGAAATTGCACATAGCGAAATGTAAACTGCAGCGGCTTAAAGATATTCCAATCAGCCCAAACTGCACCGTCCTGACTGGTACGCACCTCAAGAGAAATGCGCCCGTTATCCCGAAGAACAGAGGTATTACTGAACGTCGTCGTGATATTGGCAGTGATAATGCTACCAATATCGATGATCTTGCAGGTGTAAACGCCCGTTTTAGCATATCGCACTCCGTTCTTGAGCAGACGAAGAATCTTCTCTCCACCTACGTCCGCAAACTTTACCTTGGGATAGTCCGAGAACTGTCCACCAATGGTCTGCCAGTTGATTTCCGACTGCGCAAATTCCGTCGATTCATGCGTGCCGTCTGCTGCCGTGAATTCATCATAAGAATAGATAATATTCTTTGGCATAAGATCGGTCACAGTGATAGAAACAGTTGCTGCAAGAATACTGTAATGCCCCGCTTTATTGACAGCCTTGATGGTGTAACGGTATGGACGGCATGTATCAATATCAACAGTATAACTCTGCGTCAACACGCCGATCGCAACGACTTGACCATTTTCCCAAGAGTTTCCTTCGTGGATTTCATAACTTACAATATCTTTTTCTTCTGGTGGATCCCAATAGAGTTCGATACTGTCACCGTTCTGAAATGCCTTGAGGTTTTGGATATCGGAAGGCTCGATTTGTGCTTTATATGTGATTGACGTTTCATCAGAGTAATACCCTGCAGCATTAAGTGCCTTGATCATGATGTGCGTGACTTGTGATTTTTGTAGTTTATATGTTGTATAGAGTTCGCCGGTAAGCGGTAGGGCTTCCGCCGTTTCCCAGTGATCCCCAATCCGCACTTCATATCCTTTGAGATCGCTATCCTCGACGCGACTCCATTGAAGCATCAAACGTGAGCGATCATCTTCTGCCTGTCTGCATTGAAGCTCCCTAACAGGCGATGGATTCAACGAAAAGATAGAGGAAAGACTTGCTGCATATTGCGATTCATGTCCCGCGATGGTAACCGCCTTGATCATCAACGAGATAATGCGTTCTTCAGCAATCTTAAAGTCGTAATAAACACCCGAAACACGCGGCGCAATCACACGCCCCTTCTCCCATATATCCCCTTCTTTAATAATATAGTAGGCGGTATCTGCATCTTTGACTGTATCCCACGAGAGCTTGACGACGCTCTTATCCATATCGGATTGTATTGCGCGAAAGCCCGTTACATCCAGAGGTTCAATGGATATGGAACTGGAAATATTGGCAATCGCTGATACTTGCCCTGCGATTGTAACGACCTGCACCATGATGTTATAGATTCCGGATTCCGGCACATTCCAAGTATGTACGGTTTCTTTCGTTGTCGTAATTAGTGTACCCGTTGACCAATGATCACCATATTTGATGATGTATCGAGCAATATCTTCCCCGGGCGATGCTGTGAATGAGATAATCGCTTTGCTTCTATCCTGTTGGCTTTGTTCTACTTTCAAATCTGTCACAGCATCCGGAACAACGCGAATTTGCGACGTAACAAAAGCATCTACTACGGAATAGTTGCCGCTGTTATCCAGCGACTTAATGCGATAGGTATACGACCCATCTGACTTGATCGTGTGGCGGAACTCATTTCGGAATACAGGATCCCCGTTTATTTTTTTTGCCGTCTCCCAATCCAGATTACCGAGTCGGATTTCATAGCCGCGTAAATCGGGCACATCCGATAATGTCAGTTCATCCCATACAATCAGCACCTCTTCGCGGTTATATGGGTTCTGTCGAATCTGTACACCTGTCACTTTCGGCGGTGGTGCACTTTTCCCAATCAGCAGAATGGTATCACTCAAAGTTCCTGCTGATTCTACGCCATATTTCGTAACAGTCGTCACCTTGACCCGAATATGCTGCGTTTGTGGTAAAGACTTAATGCGATAATCGCCATCTACCGCTGTGCCTGCGAATTTCCATGTACCACTTTTATTGAGTTCGTAATAGACGTTATAGCGCTCTGCCGCATTTTTTGAACTGGTCTTAAAAGATACGAGAATATCCGATAGAACGGTACCATCGCGCAGTCGATAGGTATCTTCATCCAGAACAATGTCCTTCACTTCCTGCGGCATGGGGCACGTCAGCGTGTATTCATAGGCTTCAACCTCTGCAAGAGATTCTTCGGCGATTCCATAAATATTGAACGACGTGAATTTCAGATAGACTTTTTTCCCGAGATCAGCAACCTCATATGGGTACTTAAATACAGCTTCATCCAGACGGACAAAGGCGCTGCCCATAGGATGCTCCGTAATCCTTGAGCCATATCCGCCACGCCGCAGCGGTGATAATTCATACTCTCGAACAGCGGAGAGTTTTGCGCGGCGATAGGCAATAATTTCACCATCCACATAGCACGCCGTTCGGTATGCTTCGGCATCATCACGTGTACCTGAAAGCAGTTCATCTCCAGATGTAAGTCGCACATGCAAAGCATTTTTCTCGTCTTCACTCATACCGACAGACAATGTACCGATGAGCTCGCCACGACGTGCAGGACTATCAATCTTTCCGATGGTTTTGTAGGTGCTGCCATCCGTGCTCGCCCAAATCGTACAACCACCCCAGTTTAGAGAATCTGAACTCAGCGCAATCCATACCTCAAACCCCGTAGTTGTCATCTCCGGCGGAGCACTGAAAATAATGGGATTGACGACGCTACCAGGTGCGATATTGTAATCCATCTTTGGGCGCTGCGCTGCCTGCGTCGTATAAACGGTCGGACTGTTGATGCCATCTGGACAATCCTCCGCTGTGATTTTGAGATTGAGTTCATCATCTTCTTCAATTGTGAGAATCCGCACTGGATGTCGATTCAATCCTAGAATTTCGTCCGTAAGCGTCACCACATCCATCGGATCAAGAAGACAGTGACGCCAAGAAAGCGTAAATTCGTACTGCGCTGCAATGTAGAGCTTTCGTTGGAGGATTGCCTGCGCCGCAAACGCTGCAACATCCGGCTCCGTGATGAAGTGCATCTCAATACTATCTGCTGTACGGATGCCGCGCTGACTGATGTCGGCATCGTCTGTCGCTTTAATCGGCTCGACATTGTAATCATTCTTGCGGTTCAATATCTCGACAGGTTGAACATTATATCGATCCGTCGTCAAATTGGGCTTGATGACGATAGGCGAATCGCCCTCCGTATAAACGAGATCATCCTGCGTTATATCGTAGAGCGGTGCTTTCGGCGGTGTATACGTCACGCCATTGGCTGTTTGTTCCGTAAGCCCATACGGTACAATCTTCAGCTTGCCTTGACTCCATACAGACGCGGCATTTGCTGCTTCAAGCAGTGCTGCAATCAGTTCGTGCGCTTCTTTCTGGCTGTCATACGCCGGAGAAAAATAGATGCCATTGACGGTGCAATAATTCTCAAACTGCGTGGTATCTGCAAGATATTTCGCAGGGAATCCCACACCGATCTGCACATCCGATAAGATTCCACGAATAATGGAAATCGGTGCGGCATCCTGTTTGCCCGGAGCGATATCGCGTCCCGCAACTTCATAATTGAACGCCGGAACCATTGCTGATGATGAAAGTTCCAAATTCGGACTTGCAATATAGCACGTCTGCGGATAACTGATCGCGCGCTCCGGATGTTTGCCAACCATCCACGGCCACGGCGTCTGATCCGGCGCGCCCGTGTAGACGGTCATGCGAAGGTCTTCCAGTTTTGTATGAACCTCTTTATTCTTCCAAACTCTCTTAACGCCAACAGCGGCTCCTTCACATAGTGCGAAAATTGCCGCGACCTCATAGGTGTATGTGGTATGGGACGATGTGACGCCACCGCCACCTTTACCGCCGCTGCGCGTCGTAGTCGTGTGCGGAATCGCGGTAAAGTCAATGTAATCAATCATATTGCCCGCAACACGAGCGGTACCGAATACTACAGGGATCGCAATACCATAGGTGCTTTGCGAAATTGCAAGACTGCCAATACGTGTATCTGCTGTGCTGACCGTTCCGCCGCCGCCGAATATTGCTCCCATCTGTTTACCCCCAATAACTATAAATTCCACTCTGACGTTTCTTCATATCTGCATCGTTTCCATCTGCGAGAACAACGCCAAGACCCAGATACGCATGTATAAGCCGCGGCCATGCGACAACCAGCGCTCCATGACTGATGCACCGCCCATAGCGATAGACAATGATATCGCCGGGCAGCGGTATCTCGCGCGCGACTTGATGGCAATAGCGCCTCACCCAGTCAAGGTATCGTTCCGTACTGCGATGCAAATGCCAATCCATCGGATAGTATTCCACTTCGGTATCCCTGATAAGATCCACATTGATAAATGCCTGCAGGATCAACATGCCGCAATCCGTACCACCACCTTTGATTCGTCCGGCATGATGATATGGCGTTCCAAGCCACGTCAAAACTTCGGAAACCAATCGATCGCGTTCTGCCCGTTCTTTCGCGTCCATAAGTTCAAGCCTCCTCAATGCGCCGTTTCCGGCACAGGAATGAACGGATACCCCCGAAATCTCTTAAGATTGTTGAATCGCTCCTTACAACAGTTCATGCTCTTATCGCAAGCAGGTAAGACGCAGAAGGTATCTCCCACAGCGGGCGGATAATAAAATGGCATGACAACAGAAATATCTCCAGCCGTGTTCGTGCGAATCGTCCGCGTCACTCCTGCGTTGCGCCCTGCAGTGAATGTAATACTTCCCTGCGCAAGATAACCGTTACCAAGGGTAAGTTCTGACTGTATTACGCTGCGCGTACCGCCAGTCGATGTTCCTTTCTGTCGAAATTTATCCAAATTGACGCTACAGCTTGGATCTCCAAGCGTATAGATGCACGGCGGATAATAAAGGTGTGTCGGGAACTTGACATTGAGCAATTCCGTCATCGAGGCAACGGTAGCTTCGATGGTGATGCCCCCAGCGCTCTCAATATTAAGCCTCCCGAGCCACCAAAGCAACGCATAATCGGAATCTATGCACTCCATGAAAATCGTAAACGGCTCCGGCGAGAAAAGGCGATAAAGCTCCAATTCAGCATCTGCAAAGCGGCCTGCAACAATCGCCTGCAGGATTGTCGTCTCGCGGTCTAGACGCTCGGATGGATCAACCGTAATCGTTAGATGCATTTCATCTACACTGATGTCATTGGTTTGTGTCGTACCATCGCGCTCAATAGCAAGTGGCGTGTAACGCTCGTCGCCAACTATGAGGGCAATGTCTGCCGAAGTGTAGCGCAGTACCATTCCATCGGTAAGCGTTATTTTATAAAGATCGGCAATGTAGAATGTATGCGATTCAATTAACAGACGTTTGAGTCGTTCGCTTGCCGCTTTCATGAAGAAAACACCTTCCTCGAAGTAATGAACTCCACTGTCTTTGCTGACCATAGCTTGAAAGCGAAATTCTGAAACGTCAACGATGACTCTTTAAACCGGCAGCGATAATAAAACTCTCCTGACCATGCGAGCCTTTTTCCTGCTGCCGGTGGAACTGCAAAGGAAATCACACCGTTGCGGATGACATAACCTGCGTTTTGCGGCACATCCCCAACATAGATGATCTCATTGGCGGTATCATAGACAGGCTCAATAAATCCTCCGATCCTATGCCAGAGCACAAAGCGCTTCGTTCGTCCATCTCCGGCACCAAAGATTTGCCGTTTGATGGCGTAATCTGAAGGATCGCGATAGAGAAAATCTACCGCATTACCGCGACAGGAGAGGAAGAATCCCAAGAGCTTTTGCAGTTCTCCTTCAACATCAGAACGCAAACACGCATATGAAAGAGAAAAGTGCCAGCGCGGATAAGCGGAAAGGGAAGCGGAAATATCAACGCCGGACGGACTGACCTTCGAAAGTGTGAAAAACTCTGGCATTTTCGTAACATCCCACGAAAGACCGCGCAGTTCTGGAAAGATCGCATCCGCCACATCCATCACCCTTTCAAAATACCTCGATTAAATTTCCGATACTCCGCATTCAGGACTTTAACCATGAATTTCGCGTTATCTCGCATCTCCCTACGCACATCTGCATCTGTACGCCCTGTATGTACTGCGCTGTACGTTAGATTGATTTGCGGCGCTTGTCGCGCTCCACTTCCGGAAAGCAAGTCGCGCACACCGTCTGCCTGACCACTGGCAGCAGGCACAATCATCTCATCTTTATGCACCATCGCGAGCGTATCGGCAGGCAATC